TCCTTGACGTGCGTGAGCATCAGCACGCGCGTCTCTGGCCAGTTCTGCAGGGCGTCCTTGCACAGGGCGGCGACGATGTGGCTCTTGCCGGAGCCGGTCGGCAGCACCAGGCATGGGTTGCCTCGGCCACCAGCCTCGAACCATGCGTATAGCATGTCGATGGCGCGTTGTTGGTACTCTCTCAACATGGCGTCAGTCCTTGAAGCCCACCATGATGCTGGGTGGCATCGGCAGCGACACGCCAATCGGTCGCCACAGGTGCAGGCAGTTGGGGTGATTGTTGACGTACTCGCTGGCCGGCGGGTGGTACTGAATCACGCAGTCGTCATCGGTCCAGAACAGGGCTTTGACCTGGCACATTTCGTCCCAGGTTGGGCAGCGGTCCTGGCGCGAGACGCTGACGTGCTCCCAGCCCATGCCGCTGCTGGCGATGACGCGCAGCTTCTGCTGGTGCTTCAGCGGCACGATGAAGCAGCCGTTGCGCTCGTCGCCTGCAGGGTAGCCAGGCAACTGCACACGGTACTTGTCAGGGCACTTGAATGTCATCCCACAATCCTCGCGTCAAAAGTTGCGCGCAGCTTCTCGACGTACTCGTCGCCTAGGCTGCACATCTTGGGGTTGATCAGAATCTCGCGGCTGGTGTAGACGTGCGCATCTCCTTCACCGTTGGCCACGTCGCGGCCTTCGATGACGTAGACGGCCGTCCAGTCGTCCAGGCCGTCCTTGCGCTGCCAGGGCACCAGGTCAGGATGCAGGACGTGGCTGTCGCAGGCCTGGCGCTGGAACTCGACCGGAATGCCGTCTGCATCGTGGCGCTCGCAGCGCCAGGTGCTGTCGTCCTTGGCCGTGCTGTGCGCGCAGGTGCGGCAGTTCACATGCTCTGTGGTCTTGGTCTCGTGGCAGAACTTGTAGGCGTCGCAGAACTTGCACTGGTACCAGCTTGGGTCGGTGCTGATCGGCTCAGGCATGCGGTCGGACAGCGCCAGCCTGCGGCCACGCTCGATGGCCTTCTCGGCTGCCGCCTGGTCGTAATTGATGCGCTCGGTGTAGATGCGGTCGTCGTCCTTGCAGACGGCCAGGTACAAGGCGCGGTCGATCTCGGTGCCGTGCATGTAGAGCTGCATCTGGACCCAGTGCTCGGGCTTGGACTTCTCGACACCATTCTTCTCCAAGTCGGCAAACGACTTGGCGCTGTGGGTCTTGAACTCGGCGATGTGGCGCTTCTTGGGCGCTTCAGGCACGCCAGACTCGATGATGGCGTCGATGCTGCCAGACACATGCGCACCGAAGTCCACGCGCGTCTGCTGCCGGCCGGAGCCACGCACATCGAGGCCGATGGCGCGCAGGTCCGACACGATGGTGGCCTCCTCCATCTGGCCACGCCGGAACAGTCGCAGGATGCGGCCAGGGAACTTGGGCTGGACGGCCCAGCGAAACGACAGCCACAGCCAGCGGTCGCAGGGATGGCCCAACTGGCTGCAGCCCATGTGCGGCCTGGGCGGCTCGGCCAGGCTCTCGTGGTGCTTGTCGATCAAGGCCTGGATGCTATGATTTGGCTCGGGTATCTTCATGGTGCCCGGTCTCCTTCTGAGTGGTTGCCATTGAGGTTGCCCCAGTCCTCTCACGAGGCTGGGGCTTTTCTCTGCTTACTTCTTGGCCCAGGGCGGTGCGGCCTTGGCAGGCGCAGACGCTGCCGGAGCTGCTGCAGGCGCAGAAGCCTGGAAGGCCGGCGCAGCGCCACCGTTGATGGCGCGGTAGGCCTTGACCTCGTTGCTGGCGTCGTAGGTCTTGCCAGTCTTCTCGTCGGTGCGCTTGTCGCGGATCGCCAGCTTGATGTTGACGTGGCCACCGATGAGCTGGTCGGTGTCGTTGACCTTGGCCAGGCCGATGGCGCGCATGATGTCGCCAAGCTGCTGGCGGCCGATCTCCTCGGCCTTGGCGCTCGCGTTCTTGATGTTGAGGTTCGAGAAGATCACTCGGCCCTGGTGGCTCGGTCCGGTGATGTCCAGGCGCAGCTTGATGTACTGGCCGGTGCCGTCGTTGGTGGGCTTCAGCTCAGCCTGGGTGATGGTCGCGTTGTAGAAACCCTCCGGCAGCGGCTCAAAGCTGCCGCCAGTGCCTTGAGGAAGGTCGTTCGAGTCAAAGGTTTGTCCGAGAAAAGCCATGATTTACTCCTTGGTGGTGATTGGTTCAATGGTGAAAGAAGGGCGGCCAGGCTTGGCCGTGATTGCTGCTGCCAGCGGCTTGGTGATGGCCTCGTCGGTGGACTTCCAGATGGCCATGTTGATCTCTGGCTTCCAGCGAAACAGCGTCGAGAGGTGATCAGTCAGGCCGTGCTCTGCGGCCAGCTCCTGCACCTTGTCGGCGTCCACCTTGCGGTCGATGCGGCCGACGATCTTGACCTTGAATCCTTCGAGCGCCAGGGTCTCGGTGCCTTCGGTGTCGTCTCGGATGTTGGCGATCTTCCTGATCTGGTCCTCAATCTTGCGGCGGTCGGCAGTGGCGATGGCCTCACTTTCTTTCGCAAACAGCCACATCTTGGCCAGCTCTTCAGCGTCGGTCACGCTCTCAATCAGCTTGCCGGTGTTCATCATTTCCTTGATGTTCATGCCTTGCCTCCAATCTTTGCAAACACAGCCGACAGGTCCGGTGCTTCCCACATGTCCAGCTTGCCGCTGCGGTCCTTGGCGAGCCACAGGCCATCGCTGTCGCACATCAGGGCGCGCTGGGTGTTCCCATCGCCATCCTTCTCGACACGCAGCGCCAGCACCTCGTCGAAGAAGTAGGGCAGCGCCTGGCCGGTCTTGTTGCCAGGCATCGAGGGCGCATACAGCACCCGGCCCATCTCGTCCTGCGTCTTCTCCAGCTTGGCGCTCATGTAGACGTGGCGGCCAGGCAGATCGCGGAAGGCTCGAATGATGTCGGCCATCTGTTCCTGCATCGCACCGTAGGCCTGGCGTGGGTCTTTGGTCGCCTTCTTCTCAGCGTTCAGGACCACCTCGGCGATCTCGCTGATGGAGTCCAGCGCCACCGACTTGTAGGCCTTGGCGTCGTCCGACTCGGTCAGCCACTTGTAGGCCTCCTGCAGATCGGTCATCGATGCGATCTCGATGAAGGGCAGGTCTGCGTCCTGGATGGACAGCAGGCCGCCTTCAGCCGACAGCACGATGGGGCTGGGGAGGGTCTTGATCAGCGAGGTCTTACCAGCGCCGGCCTGGCCATAGACCAGGACTTTCACACCGTTGGCAGACAGGCTGCCGGTGGTCTTCACGTTGATTGCCATGAGTGGCTCTCCTTCTTGGGTTGCTGCGCCTTCGGCCAATTCCTTTCGCGCAGTGGTTGCATCTTAAACCAGAAATCTGGTACAGTGCAAGCACCCCCGCAAAAATATTTTCAGAGGTGCAACAAATGATGACTGTCGAGCAGATCAAGAAGAGGCTGGAAGACGCCAACCTCAAGCGCGTGGCCGAGAATGCCGGCGTCCACCCGGCCACGGTCTACAGGTTCATGCAGGACGAATCCAAGCCCCTGTACGAGACGGTCAAGGCGCTGTCGGACTACCTGACACGCCAGGAGGCCGCAACACATGGCTGACCTGTCCAAAGTCCTCGGCGGCCCCTGGTCGCCACCACCAGAAAAACGCATCGCACCACCAGAAGAACAACTGCGCGACGCCATGCTGTCGGCCGGCCTGGAGCCACCAGACGAGCTGCTGCTGGACGGCAAGATTCACAGGTTCAAGTCCGGCACGAAGGGCAGCGGCAGTCACGGAGGTGACAAGCCAGGTTGGTATCTGATCTTTGGCGACGGTGTGCCGGCCGGACGATTCGGCTGCTGGCGCGCAGGCGTGGAGGTGACCTGGCGCGCTGAGGTCGGCCGCAAGCTGACAGCCAGCGAGGAGATGGCGCACGCCAGGCGCATGGCCGAGGCCAAGGCGCTGCGCGACGCCGAGCTGGAGCGCAAGCACGAGGTTGCCGCGGCGACCGTCGAAACGATCTGGACCTCGGCCCAGGCGGCCAGCCCGGACCACCCCTACCTCAAGCGCAAGGGCATCGGCGTGCATGGCGCGCGCGTGACCGGCGACGGCCGCCTGGTGGTGCCGCTGTATGGCCAGAATGGCGCGCTGGCCAGCCTGCAGTACATCGCCCACGACGGCGGCAAGCTGTACCACCCAGGTGGCGAGGCTGGCGGCAAGTTCTGGATGATCGGCACAATGGACGAGCCTGGCGTGCTCTATGTGGCCGAAGGGTTCGCAACAGCAGCCACCATCCACGAGACGACCGGCCGGCCCTGCGTGGCGTCCTACAGCGCCAGCAGCCTGGTTCCGGTGACAGGCATCATGCGCGAGATGTACGGCGCGACCCAGGACATCGTGATCGTGGCCGACCACGACAAGCACGGCGTGGGCCAGAAGTACGCCGAGCAGGCATCGGCCAAGTACGGCGTGCGCGTGGTTGTGCCTCCAATCGAAGGCATGGATGCCAATGATTATGCCCAGGCAGGCCACGACCTGGCCAGCCTCCTGACGCCGGCCAAGACCGACTGGCTGATCGCAGCCGACGACTTCTCGGCCCAGCCGGCCCCGATCTCCTGGCTGGTCAAGCGCTGGCTGCAGAACAATGCCCTGATCATGGTCCACGGTCCATCGGGCGGCGGCAAGACCTTCGTGGTGCTGGACTGGTGCCTGCGCATGGCCAGCGGTGCTCAGGAATGGTGTGGCCACAAGGTCAAGGCCGGCAACGTGGTCTACTTGGCTGGCGAAGGCCACCACGGCCTGCGTGGGCGCGTCGCAGCCTGGAAGCACCACCACCAGGCCGGACACCTGGCCATGTGGCTGTCCAAGGACGGCTGCGACCTTAACACCCCGACTGGATACCTGCAGGTCGTCGAGCACCTGCGCAGCCTGCCGAAGAAGCCGGCCGTCATCGTGGTCGACACCCTGCACCGATTCCTGGCCGGCGACGAGAACAGCGCCCAAGACGCCAAGACCATGCTGGACGCCTGCAACAGCCTGATGAACGAGTTCGGCTGCAGCGTGATCCTGGTCCACCACACTGGCGTGGCCGAGGAAGCCCAGCACCGTGCGCGCGGCTCATCAGCCTGGCGTGGCGCGCTGGACATCGAGATCAGCATCGTGCCAGGCAAAGACGGCGTGCCCATGCAGATCGTCCAGCGCAAGTCCAAGGACGCCGAGCTGGCCCAGACGGTCCACGTCGAGCTGCAGCAGGTCACCATCCCAGGCTGGTACGACGAGGACAACCAGCCGGTCACCTCGGCCGTCATCGTCCAGGCGCAGCCGCCAGCAAGCCCCAGGAAGGACAGCAAGATCGACAGCCATCGCAAGACCTTCGAAAACGCTTGGTGGTCGTCAGGAGCCGAGGAGCGTAATGGTTTACCCTACCTTAGCAGGTCGGCGATGGTGGACTACCTGGTCCAGAAAATGGACGTCAGCGAGGCCTCGGCCAAGGTCTACATCAAGCCAAGCGCCAACGGAAAACCCATTGCAGACCTGCTGGTGGCCGAGATCATCGAGGCCTTCGAGCACGGCTGGACGGTGATCGATGAGGCCCAGGCCAGTGCCATGCTGATCAGGAAATCGGCGAGCTGAACATGACTTATCCACAGACTTATCCACAAGCATTGCAAGGGAACAAGGTAACAGAACGGAAAAAAACGGAACTTGTTACCTTTGGCAAAGCAGGGTTGGAAGGGAACTGGAACTACCCCCTTTCTATAGAAGGGGTAGTTCCCATGTTCCGTTCCCCATGCAGGGCATTTTCGTGCCGATTGACTTATCTACATAAACCCTTTAGAGTTTAGACGCAAAGGGTTTACAAGGAGATCGAAATGGGCAAGATGTACGCAGGCAAGATGCCAGACACAGACGAGGGCTGGGACCACATCGGAACGTGCCGAGACTCAGACAGCGTCGAGTGGTTTGTCTTCAGCAAGTCGCAGGACCACACGCCTGACTGGTGTACGCACAAGATCGTGGCGAACGGTCGAGCATCAAACAAGGCCAACTACTGGCTGGTGAGGAACAAAGAGACCGGCCAGATCGGGTTTGCCAGGGACTACGTCTACATGCGAGAGAACCGGCCAGAACTGCATGCGCAGGTCGAGGCCATCTTCAAGAAAGTGAGCAAGCAGTGAGCACAGCAAACGACATCCAGGTCGGCGGCCAGCACTACAAGGCCAAGACCATCCAGCCCTGGGACTTCATCGCGGCCAACGGCCTCGGGTACTTCGAGGGAAACATCGTCAAGTACGTCAGCCGATGGCGTGACAAAGGCGGCCTGGACGATCTGCGCAAGGCCAGGCACTACCTCGACAAGCTGATCGAGCTGGAGGAGAATGCAGCATGACCACGAAATCCCACAAA